AAGGGAAAAAAGGTCCATTTCCGATTGGACTCGCAAGGGAAAACGGATAGACTGCTAAGCAAGACGCACCATAACCAACACCACCATGACGAGAGAGGAAATAGAGGCGTACTACCTCGCACGAGGATACGTCAAAAACCGCTACGGGAAACTGATGAGCCCTACCGGAAACACCAGGATATCCATCAACGACCGGGTCCTCCGGGTCGAACGTAAAATCCGGTACGACTGGTGAGAGACGGAATGGGTACGTCTCCGGAGCGCGTACCACGGGACGCTGAGAGTGACGGAAGCAGGAAAGCTCGCAGGAAAATGGTACTTCTAAACCCTACCAAAAATGAAAACGATCGAAACGGCCAGCACGGCCGGAGACGAAAACCGGGAGCACCGGGAGCCGGAAACGAAATGGGAGGTCTGGCTCCACGACTCTGCAAGACGCTGGTACTACAAAAAATGGGAGCAAGGAAACGAGGGAATTATCAACACCAGATACGGAACCAGGGTGATGCTGTACGATACCAAGGAAAAGGCCTGGGCCGCGTACGAGGGAATCCTCGCCGCCTTCTGGTCCAACTCCTACAAAACATCATCGGTAACGAAAGTGGACTGGGAGAGGCCGGAGATAGAATGAGAACGGACGGACCTGTTCGACGCAAGCTGGGAGCAAAACCGCTCGACAATAACCATAACAATCAAAAAAGCGTAAAATGAAAACCACGGAAAAACGGGTGGAGCGTCTTGAAAAAATCGCGCTCACGAGCACCAGGGCCAAAAAGAGCTGCCTCGTAGCAATGGGCCTCCTGGTCGACGCTGACGAGGACGACGCCCTCGCGGAATTCCACGAGGCCAGGTCTGAGAGAGCCAGGAAGAAATCCGAAGCCATGGGAGCCAGAGCGGAATGATACGACCCCTGGTGCCAGGTGGCCAGGAGCCAGAAACTCCACGCGGAGGATGCCAGGAACCGCGCTCAGATATCCAGGATGTTCGCGGCGGACCAGGAGAGCAAGGCGGAAGCTGAGGCGCTGGCGGAAGCGGCGGAACGATAGAAAAAACGGATTCGTCAAGGGAAAACGTAAATCCGATTGGACTCGCAAGGGAAAACGGATAGACTGGCAACAGATAGCAACTAACCAATCACTGCTATGAGCAACATGAGCTACTGCCGCTTCAGGAACACGGCAAAAGACTTCCGGGACTGCCTCCAGGCGGAGCGGGAGCACGGATACTCCGAAAAAGGGAGCCAGGAGGAATGGGAGATGAAAAACCCGGAGCCAAAACCGGAGGACTTCGATACGGAACGGGAATACGAAAGAGCGTACGACCGCTGGGATGCGGAGCGCGACAACCTCCTTCCCCGGGAGGAAAACCAGGCCAGAAAGTGGATGATAGATATGATGGCGGACTACCTCCAGGAACTCGGATTCACGGTCACCGGGAACGGATACCAGGACCACCACGAGAAAGCGTCTGCCGGACTGAAATAACCACCAACCACCACCAACCACCATGACAACCAACAGCACCACCAGAGAGCACGAAATCGTAGCATTCTCCACCGGCCTCGGATGAGCCGCGGAACTCTGGTCTGACGGACGATGCCAGGACCGGATAGAACGGAGTATGCCAGGCCAGGCCCTCCACGAGATGGCAAAACGGTACCCCGGAGTCAAGACGCTCCGGGTCGAACCGGACGAGGCCAGAATCCAGAAAGTGCGAGGCCTCCACCAATGGGCCAAAAGGAACGAGAGCCGTAGAGAATCCTACCTCTCCGGAGGCGGAGGCGGATGCACGCGGGAGCGGTACGAAACGGTAAAGGAAAAAATCTACGATGAGGCCGGCCACGGAAAGCAGTACCAGCAGGAGCCGTACGGCCTCGGCACCCTCATAGATGACGTCTTCGGAGACGACACGTACGCGGCGGAAAACGCCCTCCAGGAGTACCATACCCTATTCGGATAACCACCACCAAAAATGAAAACGATCGTCAGGAAAACGAGGAACGGCCGGACCCGGCAAAAGATAGAATTCCCAAGCCTCCAGGAGGCTCGGGAATGGGTCCGGGACGACAGCCAATACACTAAAAAAATCCACGCGTACCTGCTGACCACGGGAACGGAGACCACCATCATAGACGCGTAACCACCACCAAAAATGAAAACGATAACCATCACCAGATACGCCGTCAGGGACCGTACAACCGGATACGTACACTTCGCAACGGAGACGGAGGACGAGGCCAGAGAGGCCGCGGAATTCATGCGGGAGCGGGATAAAAGGGACGACTTCACGGTCGAAATCATACACACGGAACGTGAGGCTGAGGAATGGGACGAAACGGATGAGGGGGTCGGTAGTGAGGAACGATAACAGCATAACCAACCGGAAAGTGGAAGCACTGATATTCGCCCTCCTGATGGCAGGAGCGGCCACGGCAACGATAGCCATGATAAACGACCGGGACGGATTTTAGACCGGCACCAGAAACGCAAAACCCCGGAATGTGCTTGTTAGGGAAATCGGCCGGAAAAGGAAAAAAAGCCGGCCACGCGTACGCGGAAGCCGGCCGGGACCGGGAGCCGGCCGGGACCGGGAGCCGGAGCCAGGGCCGGCACGAGCACGCACGCACCACGCACGAGCACGCACGAGCACGCACGCACCACGCACGCGGTCAACCAGGACGAGCACGCACGCACGGAAGCACGGAACGCACGCACGAGCACGCACGCACGCACGTGACGCACGAGCCGGAGCACCGGAGCTCGGCCAGGGCCACCAGGGACCAGGGACCAGAGACCAGGACCAGGACCACCAGTGCCAGGGAGCCAGGACCCCGGCCACGGACCCCGGCCACGGACCCCGGAGACCACCGGGAGCACCAGAGGCCGGACGACCGGCCAGGACCCCGGCCAGGACGACCAAAACGATCAAAACGAAAAAAAGAAACCTGCACCGGCAAGCCACGGACGGGGGAAAAAACGCGAAAACGCAAAAACGAGAGTTGACAGAAAAGGGAAAAAAGCGATACTGGCACCAGACCCGGAAGCAAGGGCACGGCCAGCCAGACGGCACCACGAGCCGGCAAGACCAGGAGCACCGGGACGAGACCAACCACCTACCCCTTCACCACCACCACCATGAGACTGACGGAACAGGAGCTCCGAGCAATCGAGGCGGAAGCGAAAGCAAAAGCCGGAGCGGTCAGAAAGGCCGCAAGGAAACACGCGAACTGGGTCGCCCGGAACGAAAAGAAACGACAGATGCCGGACCCGGACGCTGAGTAAGACCACCGGACCCCGGGAACCCGGCCACGAGCCGGACCCGGGACGACCCGGACCAACAACCCCGGAGCACCGGGAGACCACCACCAACCAACCACCACCATGACCACCACGACCAACCAGACGACCAACCAAGCAACCATCAGCCTCGCGGAAGCGGAGGCCGGCCAGAACCTCAGAGCCAGGAACCGGACGGACCGGCCGGAATGGTGGGACGATGACGAGGACGGATACGGAGACGAGGAAGAAAACAGAATCCGGAAGAACGCACGGGAGCGGTACCGGGACGGACCAGACGCACGGAAGACGCACGCAATCACCGCGATGCTCCGGATAGAACGCCTCCAGAGACGAGCGGAACGGGAACACGAGAGAGTCAAAAAGGCGGCAGCCACGGCAGAAAGCAACGGAGACCGCCGGATGGCCTGGAGGATGATCGATATCGCGGAAGCGAACATGGCGGAAGCAACGCACCACGCGGAGCAAGCCAGGCTCTGGGCTCAGGCGGAAGCGGAAGCAAGGACGGAAGCGGAAGCGGAAGAAGCGGCGGTCCAGGCCGCACGGCACGAAAACAAGGCGGACTGCGCCGCGGACCGTATCTAACCACGGCCAGGGCCACGGCCGGCCACCAGGACCACGAGCACCAGGACGGACCCCGGCACGACCGGACCAAGACGGAGAGCACGGACCAGGAGCCGGCCGGGACCACGGCCAGACGACCAACCAACCCGGCACGACCGGAGACCAACCACCAACAACCAACCACCATGACCACCACCACCACCACCACGACCCCGGAGACCACCACGACCCCGGAGACCACCACGATGACGGTCGAGCACCAGACGATGACCGGACGGCCAGGGACCACGACCACGGAGACGACCACCACCGTCACGACCAACCGGACGAGAGGAGTCACGCTGACACGCACGGCCACCACGACCACGGCGGAGACTACAATCTGCGAGACGGACGCGGCCAAGGGAACGCCCGGAGAACGGACGACCAAAAGGCCGGACCAGGAACGCGACATCAACAAGGAGACCAGGATAGCGGCCAGGACGGGAGCCAAGCGGGAGAAAGCGGCGTACCTCCGGAACGCGGAGCAGGCGGCCAAGAACAGCGGAATCGGAGAATGGTGGGAAACGGCCAACGCAATCGGCAAGGCGGCAGCGGAAGCGGAAGCGGAAGCCTGGCTCGCCGCCGGAACGGAGGCCGGATACTACCACCGCATAGCCCGGGACCAGGCGCTCGGAGACGACCCGGAGAACGAGAACGCGGCGGACTACTGGGCCAGCCGCGAGGGAGCCGCGATGATGGCCCTGCTCGCCGCGAAACCGCGAGCGCTCCGAGCCGCGAAAGAGCAGGCCAGCCAGGACGAGAAACACTGGCTGCTCCACACGGACGACTGGCAGGCGGACATCCTCGGAGACGCCCAAGACGACGCGGAGCGGACGCTCCAGGAGACCACGGAGAAACGCGAAATCCTGGGCGTGTAGCCAGGAGCCAGAGACCACGAGACCAGAGAGGCCCCGCCGGGAAACCGGGAGGGGCCTTCCTCGTCCCCGGAGCCGGGAGCCCGGGACCCCGGGAGCGGGAGCCGGACTGGACCACGGACCACCGGACCGGCCACGATCGTCAAGAAACGCAAAAAACGGCCCTGCTTCGAGCGGGAAAACCGGGAACGAGCAACCATAGCCGGAGAGAGCCAGAACGAGCGTACCGGCCAGAAAAGGGCCACCAGGAACGCGTCATGAACCACGGAGAACCGGGAGCCAAGGAGAAACGGCCAGGACCGGGACCAGAGGCCTCCGGGACCAGGGACGACCCGGAGCCGGAGCCGGTAGAGCCAGGACCGGGACCAGGAACACGACCGGCCAGTAACCCGCTCCCAGAGCGAAAAAACGTTTTCGGAAGAAAAGCGGGCCAGGATAGCCAAGAGCCACCAAGACGCGCGTATGGGCCAGAAAAGGGCCAAAAAACGCAAGGTACGAAAACGGCAAAAACCGGAAAGCACCAGCCGGGAGCCGGGACCAACCGGAGGCCACCAGGGACCCCGGACGGCCACCAGCCGGGAGCCGGGAGCCCGGGAACGAGCCGGCCAGACGCGTCAGGGACCACGACCGGAGCCAGACGGACCACCGGGAGCCGGAAGACCGGAGAGCACCGGACGACCCTGAGCCAGACGACCGGCCAGAGCCCGGAGACCAACCCGGCCGGAGAGCGGACGACCACCACGACCGGAGACCAGACCTGCACGGAGCACCAGGAACCGGAGAGAGAACGGCAATGACCAGGAGCCCGGAGGACCGGGAGCACGGAACCCGGAAGCCAGGGACCGGAACGCACCAGGACAGCGACCGGAGACGAGCCAGGAGGACCGGAAACGAACAAACGCGGACCGGAAATGAGCCGGAGCCAGCCAGAACCGGCCAGGAACCGGGAAACGCCGGGAAACGGCCAAAACAGGGCCGTACGACGCTCCGGAGGCCAGGACGAGGAAACACCAGGGAGGGCCACGAAACGCACGAGAGAGGGCCAAAAGAATGAGTTTCCGCACCAGCAAGCCACGGAACGGCCACGAAAACCCGGAAACACATCACATATGATACAATATGTAACGTCTTCGCACGGAAACCCCGGCCGGACCCCGGCATACCCCCCCAGGCGGGCACGCACGAACTTCCAGGACGTGGACCGCCCACGAGTCCGACCCCTTTTCACTTTTCCCCCAAAAACCAGTCCGAAACGCATCGGAAACCCCCCAAAATCCGACACTCGCTATTTACACTGAGCAAAAACCCCGTATTATCGCGCTATGAGCGAGATTACTACCGACAGGCACTCACACATCGCCAACCCGAAGAAGAGGGTCTTCCTGCAAGCGCTGGAGGCCTCTTTGGGCATCGTGTCCCAGGCGATTAAGATATCCGGCAACGTCATACACCGGGAAACGCACTACGAGTGGATGAAAACCGACCCCGACTACGCCAAGGCGGTGGAGGACGTGAAGAACGTGAAGCTGGACTTCGCGGAGTCGCAACTGCACAAGAACATCAAGGAGGGAAAGGAGCAGAGCCTGATATTTTTCCTCAAGACGCAGGGCCGGGAACGCGGGTACAAGCAGTACGACGAGGCCACGGATGGCGGAAGGCTTATGGCTCCTCCGACGATAAACATCATCATGCCGGCTTGATTCCAGCAGGAAAACCGTACAATCATAGAGATGACCGGCGATTGCGGCACCCGCGAGACGGGGGCGATACCAAAGGAAATCGAACCGATGAGAATAGAAAATCCCGCCCAAGCCGGGAATTTTACCGTATAAACGCGAATCATGAAAGGCACGAAATGGATGCTATGGAAGCTCGCGAACCTGCCCGTCATCCTCGTCGTCAGCGGGCTCGCCCTCCTGTCCGTGATGGCCGCGTCGTTTTTCGACTCGGTGCGGGACAGGATGCTGAAGCTGTGCGACTCTTACAAAAAAATCCTCGACCGCTATGATTAAGAACAAGGTGTCCACCGGGACGTACGTATCCCGCAAGGACCTGAAGGAATTCCAGGGCGACTTCAAACTCCCGAACCCGAAGGAGATACGTATGCTCGCGGACCGAATCGCGAAGCACGGCTTCGTCGCCCCGGTGTTCACGTGGAAGGGAAACGGCAACCTCATACTCGACGGACACCAGCGGGTTAAGGCCCTCAACCTGCTCGCCACGGACGGCGAGACCCTCGAAGGCGACCTCGTTCCGGTCGTGGAGATAGAGGCCGAATCGGAGACCGAGGCACGCCAGCGCGTAGCGGAATACAACTCCAAGTACTCCGACATCGACGCGGCGTTCGCGCAGGAATGGCTCGACGGCGTGGACGTGGAATGACTCCCGATTATAGGATTCGAAATGACGGACGAGGAAGAAGAGGACAAGGAGCAGAAGGAAGACACGGTCCCGGTGCTCAAAACCGCCGAGTTCGCCATGCGCGGGGACCTTTTCCGCCTCGGGAACCACTACCTGATGTGCGGCGACTCCCTGGACCAGGACGACTACGCGAAACTGATGGCGTCCCAGAACGCCGACCTCGTATTCACCGACCCGCCGTACAACGTCGGATACAAGGGAATCGGGAAGAACACGTCCCGCACCATCGAGAACGACGACATGGGCGACGAGGAATTCGACGAGTTCCTCCTGAACGCCTTCAAGATGATGGAGAAGCACTCGAAGGACGGGGCACCGTTCTACGTCTTCCACGCCGCGAGCACCGCGAAGCAGTTCCAGCGTTCCATGGAGGCGAACCGCCTCGAAATCGTCGAATCGCTCGTCTGGAACAAGCCTTCCGCCGGCCTCGGCATGAACGACTACCGCCGGAAGCACGAGCCGTTCTTCTACGCCAGGAAGGCCGGACAGAAAATCCAGTTTTACGGCGACCGCACGAACACGAGCGTCTGGGACTTCGGCAAGAGCGACGAGCAGATTCTCAAGATGATAAAAGCCGCCAGGGCCGCGGAATCCGAAGGGAAGACGACGATTTGGACGATGAAACGCGAGCCGGTCGCCGAATACGTCCACCCGTGCCTACCGGCATGAGAACTCGTGTACGTCGGAGGAAAATGGAAGCCGATAGAGGAAGTCGAAATCGGCGAGCAATCGAATTACGGTACCGTCGAGGACGTTACCTGCCATCCGGCAGAATCCATCGTTGAAATCGGGGCGGAATGAAAAACCGTGAAATGCACCGGAAACCACCCGTTCCTCGTACTGCATGAAGGAAGCGTAACGTGGACGGAGGCGCGTTTCATATCGGAAGGCGACGAAATACTTGCTAATACGAACCTTTCCGATACGCTGAAACCATGTGAAAACAATGACCGCACAGCAGACATCCTTCCGGAAACTGATATACCACTCCGAAGTGATACCACAGAATCTACGACAACTCCCAAAAGCGGTACAGGATGGCTCACGTCATCGAATGGGAACGACACTATTGAGAAGTCCCGAAATGAATCCAAATCCACCATATCAACGGGGACAAGCAGGACAATCGAATTGATAACCTCGAGGCTGTCGATTCCATTGAGCATAAGCGGCATCACACCGGTTGCGTTCTTAATGAGGAATGAGAATGGCTCAAGCCTTGTAAAGTATGCGGACGCTTCCTTAGAATCGACGAATCGAACTGGTACTTCTCCAGAGGATGGGTCAACTGAAGGACTTGCCGGACGTGCTACATCGAAAAAAGCCTGAATACTCGGAAAGTTCTCATTGAGAAAGGTTGGAAGCGTAAAAACTATCCGAGAAAGGACTAACGTCTGGAACCTTTCCATTTCCTGAGTGCCGGCATTCGATACGCTCGTTTGAGTGAGCCACAACACGCAGAAACCCGTCGAACTCATCGGGTACGCCCTGGCAAACTCTTCGAAATCCGGCGACGTGGTCCTCGACCCGTTCGGAGGCTCCGGAGCGACGCTCATCGCATGCGAGAAGTTCGGACGCGTATGCCACACCATGGAACTCGACCCGGTATTCGCGGAAACCATCGTCCTGCGTTTCGCCGACTACGACTGAAGCTGGTCGCGGATAGAATGCCTCACCCGCCCGGACGAGTTCGACCTCTGGAAACTCTCCAGGAACTCCTAATCCACCAACCATATGCCCTGCTGAACCAAGCGGAAGCCCAAAAAGCCGAAAGGCAAATAACCGACCCGCACGATGCAACAGAACCGAAGGGAGATAACGTTCAAGCCCCTCCCGAAGCAATGGATTGCCTGGCAGTACCTCGAAGACGCGGAAACCTTCGAACTCCTGTTCGGCGGAGGGGCCCGCGGCTCGAAATCCTACTTCGGGTGCGCTTGGATTATGCTCCGGAGAATCAGCCTCCCAGGGTCCGCGTGACTCATAGGCAGGCGTGAACTGAAAAGAATGAAAGCGACCACACTGCGGACGCTTTTTTCCGAAGTCTGCCCGGCACTTGGGCTGAAACAGGACGTGGACTACCGGTTCAACGCCCAGAACATGGAAATCACGTTCCCGAACGGCCCGGATTCCGCGAACCCGTGGAACGGCGGGTCGATAATCTACTGCGTCGACCTCGCGGAAAAGCCTTCCGACCCGGAATACGACCGCCTCGGTTCGTACACGCTCACGGACGCGTTCGTCGACGAGGCGCAGGAAGTCCCGTACAAGGCCGTCAACGTCCTCAAGGCCCGCTTCTCCCTCACGAAAACGGATACGTGGGAAACGAAGGCGAAAGTGCTCTACACGTGCAACCCGGCACGCAACTGGATATACCAGCAATTCTACAAGCCGTGGCGGGACGGAATCCTTCCGAAATCCAGGAAATTCGTCCCTTCCCTCGTAACGGACAACCCGTACGTCCCGAAGGAATACGTCGAGAACCTTAAAAACTCCGACGACGAAATCACCAAGCAACGCCTCCTGTACGGAAACTTCGAATACGAAGACGACCCGACCGTACTCATCCCGTACAACGTCATCTGCGACCTGTACGAGAACAGCGTTCCGACCGGAGAACGGTTCCTGACCGTGGACGTCGCCCGTATGGGACGCGACACGACTCGGTTCGTCATCTGGGACGGCCTGAGGGCGTTCTATTTCGAAAAACAGGCGAAATGGGACACCTCGCAGACGGTCCAACGCATAAAGGAACTCGAAATCGACTACTGAGTCAAGCGGAGCAACGTCTGCATCGACCAGGACTGAGTCGGAGGATGAGTCGTCGACCAACTCCGGTGATGCAAGGCATTCATGAACAACGCCAGGGCAATCCAACCGCTCGAAGCGAAGTACGACGAGCTGAAACGCGTGAATTACGCGAATCTGAAGACCCAGTGCGTCTACAAATTCAAGGAACTGGCCGAAAAGGGCGAAATCCGCATCGATACGCAGGACATGCAACTGCGTGAGCAAATAGAGCAGGAACTCATGCAGTGGAGGCGTGCGAATCCCGGTGACGACACGTCCATCCGCCTCGTTTCGAAGGACGAAATCCGCGAACGCCTCGGAAGGTCCCCGGACGTGACGGACACTTTCATATTTAGAATGATTTTTGAGATAGAAGGCAAGTACAAAGTGACGTCGAGAAGCGAAAAACGGCCGATGCAGTCGATAAACGTGCGGAGAAAGTACTTCGACCCGCTGAAATGAGACTGGTAGGTTGCCGAAAACGTGCTTTCACATAAATTTCAAGGGAATTTCCTAATTTAAAACCATGGAAGACATCGTCTACAAAGAAGAACGGCTCTCCGTCGGCGACGAAAAAATCCTGAAACGATTCCAGGACGAGATGTCGGCGATGCAGAACCTCAGGAACTCCAAAGAAAGCGAATGGAAGCGTCTGGAACGCCAGTTCGACGCGAAACTCGACTCGCAGAAAGGCGAAATAAAGAACAGAATCGCTGAAGATGCGATGCGGAACCAGAACGGTGCGACCGTGAAAATCCAAATCGACCGGAACACCCTCGAACAGCAACTCGGAGAAGAAGGGTTCAACATCCCGTACCGCGTCGTTCCGGTCGGGAAAAACGCCGACTCGCACGCCCTCGAACTCGGAAAATACACGCTCGACTTCTTCATCCGTAAGGAGGACGTCATCTCCGAAATCATCGACTTCCGGTGGGACAGGGGAAAGTACGGAACATGATTCCTCGATTCCTCGATTTGGATGACCAGGAGCGTCAACAACTACCCGAAAAACGGGGACTTCACGTCCGAAACCTTCGAGGAAACCATCACGATAGACTACCATATCGGCCTCAGGAACGTGAACGTCTGGGACGTGTGGATTGACGAACGCGCCACGAAGTGGAAGGACGCTCGCAGGGCCATACGCAGACGCGTGATGGACATCGACGAGTTCCGAGCGACGTACCAGGGCCACCCTTCCTTCAAATACGTCGAATCCGTGCGTCCGAAGCACCAGGACGACAGCAACTACGAACGACAGAACATCGAAGCCCATGGGAACGACTGAGAGGCGAGGAACGTCTACCTATTCGACTACTACAACGAAGTAACCGGCGAATTCTTCATCGTAGCGAACCGGGAATGGCCGATTTACGTCGGCAAAAGCGTGTACCGTGACTCGAAAATCCCGCTGACGCTCTGCCAGATGTACAAGGACTCTTCCTCGCTCTGGTGAATGCCAATCGGCAACAAGACGCAGTCCTTCCTGGCCTACATGAACAACCTGACCGAGATGGTGCTCGACAAGGTCGCGGTATCGTCCATGCCTCCCCTGCTCATGGGCAACAACGGAGAAGTCGACGGGGAAGTCTACACCGGAGGCGGAGAACTCCCGATTCTGAACTTCAACGGCGACGTCGGGCAGGTCAAGCAACTGCAATTCGACTCGAGAATCGACCAGCACCTCGAAGCCATCTCCATGGCACGCAACGAAACGGTCATGAACACCGGCATCAACCCGCTCGACTACAACAAGCCACTATCCGGCATCAACCCGTTCGTCGCAGGACTCCAGGAACAGGCTCGGAAAGCGAAAATGGCCGTATCGAACGCGATGTTCGACCTCGCCATCTCGGACGCGTTCTCCAAAATGCTCGACAACCTGATGCGGTTCGGTCCGAAACTGTACGGAAGGAACTTCGAGAAAATCGTGGACGGAGAAGCACTCCAGGACGTGGAATACATCTCCATCCAGGTCCCGAACAAGAAAATCGTGAAGGCGAACGGCAAATTCAACTTCCACGACTCGTACGGGGAATACGCGTACTTCGACTTCACCAGCGACCTGTTCAAGGACGGGAGGTGAAAGAACTACGAAATGAGCGTCACGGTGAGCACTCCGACGACCCAGACGCTCCTGGACGCTCTCCGGAAGGACGAGTTCAACACGTTCGTGAAGAACCTCACGCTGTTCCGCCAAATCTACCCGAACGAGCCGGTACCCGTATCGCAGGACGAACTCTACGAGATGATGGGCGAGGCGTACGGGTTCGACATCGACAACGTCACCGGAGTCACTGAAGGAAAGAAGAACCGCATCGAAGCCGCTACGCTCATCGACGCGATTCGGAAACTCAACCCGAAAAACGTGTCCGGCGAAAACGGCCCGCTACCGTCAATTGGACTCACGCCGTTCCAGCCTTCGGAAAAAGGAGTCGGCCAGAACCTCGAAAACCCGATAATGCAGTGACCAACCGCACCAGCTAACCCGTTCATGCAATGATTGCAATCGTAACGAAGAAACGCCTCGCTTCCCTGGAAGAAGAGGCGAAGCAGGCCGAACTGATGCGTTCCCGCATCGACGAGCTCGAAGCGGACATCCACGACGTCAGAATCAAGTACGGAATCCTGCTCCGAGAGAACGATTCGCTCGTGAAGCAGTCGGAGGAAAGCAAAAGCCTCGCGGAATCCGTATCCGCGACCGACTTCAAAATCCTGAAGAACGCGAGCCCGGCACTCATCGCCGAACTCGCGTCCCTCGTGGATTCCGTCGCAAGATACGTCGCGGCAGGCTCGCTGAAAATCCGAAAGGTCGAAGGAATCGCTTACAGGGACTGAGCGTTCGACGCTCTGAAGGCCCTCAAGGCGAAAATTTCCCAATTCGTACCAAGGAATTGAAAAAAAGTTGACAATGATTAGCGTGAACGTATCCGGAAACGGAATTTACTAATTTCCCCTCACTATGGGCAAGGAAATCCAAGAAGGAGAAGAAAATAATGCGTCTACCCCGGCAAGCTGAGAAGCCCCGGAAAAGACTCCAGAAGAACTGAAGCAACTCTACAGCGAATCCTCCCGAGAAGCGAGGTACCTGGCCGAAAGCAAGAAGGTGTTGAAAGACAACCGCTACCTGCTCGAAGTCGCCAAGCACAACCGCCCGCTCGCGGAAAGAATCGCCAAGGACGACTTCGGAACTTCGCTCGACAAGGCAATCGAGGACGTTACCGCATGGATTGACGGACAATCCGCATCCAAGAACGAGGAATCCGCTCCGCCGGCAGGCGCAAGCAAGACCGAATTCGAGGCATGGTACGCGGAAATCGAATCGAAGAAGACCTTCGAAAGCATCACGAAGGAACTGTGAATCGACGACGATTCGGAAAAGTCCAGAAAAGTCATCGAGGAATACTCCTTCCTGTCGGAAGGGAAGAGAACGACCCCCGACAACGTACGCAGGCTTCTCAAAACCGCGTACAAGACCGTCGTATGAACCGAGGCAGACGAATCGAAGAAGGCCAAAGGCGCTCTCACCGCAGTTTCCGGAAACGGAGGTTCCGGATGAGCGTCCAAGTCCGATGAAAAGCCGAAGTTCGTACGGAACGACTGACCGCAAGGTTGGTACTAAAAGTATCCTTCACCCCCCACAGTTATGGCATTCAGTCCTATCACCGGAACCGAACAGAACGCGTTCACCCGCGTAAAGATGGCGGCTTCCTCGACCGTAGCTGCCGGCGACGCTCTCGGATTCACCTCCGGACTCGCACGACGCGCTACCGCTTCCGACACCGAAGTGAAGTACGTCGCCCTCGAGAACAAGACCACCGGGTCCGGAGAAACTCCGTTCATCCGCGTAGTCCGAACCGACCGCGTAACCTTCGAAGCAGACACCGCGAACAACACCGCGCAGACGCTCGTAGGAACCAAAATCGACCTCACTGACCACGACACCCTCAACGATGCGGCATCGACCACCGACGTTTTCTTCGTCGAAAGCATCGTAGGAGCCGCATCGGAAAAGAAGGTCATCGGCAATTTCGTTCTGAAAATCGCCTAATTCCCCCATCAAGTAACCCAATACACCCATGTTGGACCTCACCAATTTTGAGCAGACTACCGAGTACGTGAACGAGAACTTCCTCGAGTTCGCGAAAGGTCGCGTCGCTCAGGACGTAGGAATGAGGCTCTTCGGAGTCAAGAACGTAGACTTCAAAACCGAAGTCGTCCAGCTGTACGAAGGCCTTCGCGGTATCCGCAAGGTCGCCGAAGGTCAGGACCTTCCGAAGTCGCAAGGAAAGGAAGGCGACAACATCACCTTCATCCAGTCGCAGTACGGCGTAGCGGTTCCCGTTACCAAGGACATGCGCATCTTCCAGCGTTTCGACGCGGTATCCTCGCTCCTTAGGACCAGCACCGACGAAGCGTTCGACCTCATCGACCAGTCCCTCGCCGACATCCTCCTCAACGGATGGAACACGTCCTACGTCGACGCTTACGACGACACCGTATCCGGCGTAGGTCCGGACGGGAAGGCGCTCTTCTCCGGAACCCACACCAGCGGAGCCTACGCGGACTACTCGTTCAAGAACATCATCAACGACGGTACCGTCGACAACCCGACGCTTTCCCGCGCCGCAGTCGTCAAGACCCGCTCCAAGGCCCTCAAGTACAAGGACCCGGCAGGAATCACCCGCCCGGTACGCCTCGACACCCTCGTCGTAGGTCCGGACCTCGAAGACCTCGCGAACCGCATCGTCAATTCCGACGGTATCGTAGGTTCCGCGAATCTCGAAACGAACTCCTACCTCCGTGGAATCAACGTCGTCGTGTGGGAACGCCTCGGCTCCACCTCCACCGGAACCAATACCTCCGCGTACTGGTTCATGGCAGACTCCACCCGCATCAAGGACGGTCTCCGCGCGTACTTCAAGCAGAAGCCGCAGATGGCCGCCCCGGCAGTCTACGGACCGAACTCCGTATGGAACTACGAGCTCGACTACTTCTACGACCGCGGACACGTCTCCCCCGTCGCCATCTACGGCTCCAAGGGAACGAACTCCTAATAGACGCGATAAGCGCTACGGCCTGCCTCCCACTACGGTGGGCGGTGGTTGTACCACTTACAACCCACATATGCCTTTTCCGAATTGGAATAAGCTCGTGACCCAAGGACGCGCCGTAGCAGTGAACGTACCGATTTCGGAAAACGAAATCCGCATCAAGTTCAGTCCGGAAGTCGCGGAAAATTCTCCGGCGAACGAAGCCGAGGAAACTGAGGAACCTTCCGTTCCTGTTCCGGACGAAATCGAAGGCGTGCCGGACGAAATCGAAAAATTGCCTGAAACCGGAGAAAGCGTAGAATCGGAATCAAATGGCAATCAAAAAGAGGAAACCGCTACGGAAAGCGGAAATCCGGAAGAAGAAACAGAGACCAAAGCCGATTCGTCAAATAAGAACGTGGCTGAAATCCGTGATGAACTCAAGAAAATGGGCGTAAAAATCCCGTTCTGAATCAAAAAAGACGACCTTCGGAACCTCTACGAAGCCGAACTCGCTAAACAGTAAGAACCATGTCGAACACCCTCCAGCAAATAGCCGAAGCGACGTACGGCAGCATGCACATCAAATCGGACTCGACCGTGTTCGACTATTCCAAACGCGTAGTCCCCTTGCTCAACAAACTGCAGGGGGACATTTGCGTAGGTTCGCTCAACAACATGATTGACCCTACGAGGTCCTACATGTCCCCGGTGCTGTCCTTCGTGCAGAAACAGGCGTTCTACGAAACGAAAAACGACACGTCAATCACGGTCGACGCTTCGAGCGGAACGACCGAACTGTTCCTCGACACGTCCGAGTACCCGAGCCAGTGAGCACTGTACGTCTGAGGATGCGTGGTCACCTACTCCGGCAAAACCGCATATTCCGTCACTGGGGTCAGCGGGCTCATCCGTTCCGTGACGGCAGGTATGTCCGCGAAGCTCGTGTTCGAAGTCCCGGCCGACTTCGCGAAACCGTACGAATGCGTGGACGTTTCGAACGGTGAACGGCAAATCGAATTCATCGACGACCGTGACCAGAAATACGGTACGTACTTCACCGTCAAGGTGTCGAACGACGGAACGAAGCAGTTCCTGCTCTTCTCTACGGAAAATGCTACCGTACGCCTCTGATACGTCAGGAATCCGACCGAAATGTCCGACCCGACGGACGAAACCGTCCTTCCGAACAACTACGGGTGCAACCTGCTGGCACAATTGGCCGCTGGTACCCTGTTATACGCCGAATACGGCGATGATACGCTCGGTCTGCGGTGAAAGTCCCTCCTCGTGTCTTCGTACGCGGAATTGACGACTTTCTACGAAAAATACGCGGTCAAAACCAAGAAGCACCGAAAGGTCGTAATGCGGAAGCCTTGGAACACTAACTTCTAAGATACGTGGCACTCATAAACGACTACTTCTCGAAGGGCCTATGCTCGAACTACGGCGACAACCGGATGCCCCGGCAGTACTCGCCGAATTTGAGGAACGTCAGAATCGAAAACGGAGTGACCGTTCCACGCAAGTGATTCCGCTCGGTAGTCGAATCGACGTCCGGCGAACGCGTCAGGTGAATCGCGTCGAACAACGGGAAACTGTACGTCTGCGCGAACTCCAAATTCCGCTCCGTGGACTTCGCGAACAACGCGTACGTCGACATCTGAAACCTCCCGAACGACAAGAGGGCGAGCATCCTGACGTACGGGAAGTACACCATGATATTCACCGAGGACGTCCCGTACGTCTACGACGGAACGACGCTTTCGGCAGTCACCACGTACTCCGCAGGAACCGCTCCGAGATTCGGGGCGAATTTCGCTAACTTCACTTGGATAGCCGGTGGACTCACGTATTCGAACATCCTCTACGTCTCCCGGCCAATCAAGGCTACGACCCAGAACTACTGCTACGACTGGACGTGAAGCGGTTCCGACCAGATAGTCTGCAAGTCCGACATCGTATGACTCGTGTCGACGCTCGACAGGCTCATCGTGTTCCAAAAGGACAGAATCGAGTACACGAACCGAAACTCGTACGCGACGATTGGATGAGTGACGACATTCTTCCTGAATCCGCTCGCCGTGTGAGAAGAAGCGGTATCGCACCAGTCGATAGTCGTCGCCGGAGACCGGATAATCTTCCTCACGAAGCAGAAAAAAATAAAGAGCATCAACTACGTCCAGTGAGTCGACCAACTCGCGGTCGGCGACCTCTCCGACAACGACAAGGTCTGAATCACGACGTTCATGGACTCGCTCCACGACGACCAATCGCAATCGTTCGGATACTACGACCCGATAAACAAGCTCGTGAAATTCCACGTCCGCTCCGGTAAAGGCGCGTTCAACGATACGGTCATTATATACGACCTCGTCGCGCAGACGTTCCTTCCTGACGATTCGAAATTCTTCTCCTGTGCGACGATGCACGAATGAAAGCACTACTGCGGTTCATTCCTCAACGCGAGCACGTACCAGGACGAATACGGTACGGACGACGACTGAGCGGAAATATCTTGGCACCGCGAATGAGCCCCGCTCTGCTCTGAAGCACACGGTACGTACAAAATATGGATGGGTGCGATAACGAGCGGAACCATCAACTGAACGACGCAGATATCCAAAACGCTCGTCGTCGACTGATTCGCCGTAGACCAGAGCACGATATCGAAATGATGAGCCCCGCTCTGAGCGTCGTTCGGTTCGCATCCTGTCTGAAGTTCCCCGGTATGAGGCCCGACCGAGGCGGACACACGCACCGACTTCGTGAAAATCCGGACAGACTGATACGTCAACGTCCCATGAAGGTACTTCCAAGCGAATTATTCCGGCAAAGGGGTCTCGAACGGCTTCTCCCTGGAAACGCTTCAGACGAAAGAAAAAGCCACGAAATATTCCGAACCGATTAACGACTTCTAACCATGTGAGCACTCGACACCGTACAAAGCAACGTCACGTTCCAGCTGCGTGCCACGCTCGGAACGACCGCTACGTCCGTAGCGATATCGGACGACCTCACGAACTGAGGAGTTTGCGCGTTCACCGACGCTTCAATCCTGCTGACCAACTCGGACGGAACCGTAATCGAGCGTACTAAGGCAACCGCATCCGGGTGAATCCTCACGTTCTCCAAGAGAGGAATCAAACTGGACAAGACGCTCATCGAAGACGCTTCGCTGAAAAAGGAATGGCGTTCCGGAACTTTCGGGTACGTCACGATGTTCGCGTACGACATGTTCGACGTGGAAGGCGACATGAACGTCAGCGGAAACGTCACGCCCGTTGACCCGACGAAACCTGGATTCCGACCTCAGACGCTCACGCAGGCACAAATCGACGCTCTCCCGACCACGGGAACCGGAATAGTGTTCAACTCCGATACCGGGCTGTACCAGATGCTCGTATGATGAGTCTGGCAGGACGTAGACTCCTGAACGCCTACGCCGAACGCGTCCGAAACAGTCGCTGGAAAAGCCCAAACCGCGACGGACGCGCAAACCGACGCGTGAGACTCCGTAGGAGACACTTCCGCGAAACTTTTCGCCACTCCGGCATCCATCTCCAAGTCCGTACGGAAACAGGCGTACTCGTACTTCCCGTCGTCGTGAACCGCGAACGCGTACGCTATTACCGCATCCCCTGCACCTTCCGCGTACGTCGAATGAATGCGGTTCGCCGTGAAATTCCACGCAGCGAATACATGAGCGTCTACAATCGACGTGAACTGACTCGGCGCGAAATCCATAAAGCGTATCTGAGCGGTCTGAGAACTCTCCGCGTCCGACATTTCCGAAGGGCAAATCGTCGAACTCACGTACGACGGGACGAACTTCCAGATGACTTCCCCGAAATCCACGTTCTGAAACGACTACTTCTGAGACGGCTCCGACGGAAACGTCACAATCTCCGCGAATACCACGCTGACCAGGGACATGCATTACGCGAACCTGACAATCAACGATGGGAAATGGCTCAAACCGAACGGGTTCCGCGTATTCGTAAAAGGGAAACTCACACGTATCGGAACTGGAAATATCCAATCGTACGGAGGTAACGGATGAAACGGATGAGTGTGATACTGAGCGGTATGAACCGCTTGAGCACAGGCGAATACTGCTGGAACTCTTCCGGCATCGAGCCCAGGTGCGGCATGAGCATGAAAAAGCAGCGGAAATCAAACGAATGCTCAAAACTGAACGTCTACGGTACGCGCGATAAACGAGGCGACATCCTCCGCATCTTGAAACTGATGATTGTGAGGATGAAGTGCGGCCGTAGCCCCTGGAAGTGCCGGAACCAATACTGGAACGAAAATCAATCCGCTAAAAACGTACGCCGACGTGTACAACCTGTGCGACCTCGATACTACGTACTACCGGTTGCAAATCTGAACTTCTCCAGGAGGTGGCTGAGCAGGATGATACTGAGGCAGTCCTACTTACTCATCCGCATGATCATGAGGATGAAGCGGGGCACCTGGATGAATTCTGTTCGTAGCAGCGAATACGATTGTCGCCAATAACACCAACGTACTGTTCGACGTACACTGAGGGAATTGATGAAACTGATGAAGCCCTTCGTGAACGATGACGCAAACCGCACAAACCGCATGAGGCGGAGGCGGATGAGCGGGATGAAACGGATGAATCGTAATCTTGGTGAA